TACCAATGGAAGTTTGTCGAGCAGGCAAATGAGCTGCGCAGCATGGCGGTTACAAAAATAGCCAAGGAAACGGAACATCCTGATGCCAGAATACGTTTAAAAGCCCTAGAACTACTAGGGAAAGTAACAGAAGTAGCTTTATTTACAGACCGAATTGAAGTTAAGAGAGAGGAACTAAGCGATGATGAATTGGAAAAACGGATTAAAGCAAAGTTGGAGCGTTATATGGGCGTCGCTGACGTCGTTTATGCAGAAATTACCGAAACGGAAGAAGCGGATATAGATGTGTTGGATAAAAACAACACAGAAGAATAGATGAATTTAGATATTTTCACCCCCGAACAAGCAATGGCAGCCAAGATGGCGCTAAAGCATATGTCTCGGGAAGAAAAGGTAATTTTTCTAGAAGATATTAAAGAAAAAGAGAACAGGGCACTGCTGAAAAAAGCACAGTTAGATCCAATTGCCTTTGCGCATAGGGTTTACCCGGGTTTTAAAGTAGGTCCACATCATAGAAAATTAACAAAAATCTTTAGCGACGTGCTCGCTGGGAAGAAAAAGCGGGTGATTATCAACATAGCACCCCGTATGGGTAAGTCTGAATTCTCCAGCTACCTGTTTCCCGCGTTTTATTTGGGGCAAGACCCCAGTAAAAAAATTATCATGGCAACCCACACCGCTGGTCTCTCAGAAGACTTCGGTAGAAGAGTGAGGAATCTAATTGAAAGCGAAGAATATAGAGAAGTTTTCCCCGGTACCGTCGTTGCGGACGACCAGAAAGCAGCTGGCAAATGGTCTACTGGGGCTGGCGGTCAGTACTATGCTGTTGGTGTGGGTGGTGCACTCGCCGGACGAGGCGCTGACCTTTTTGTTATCGATGATCCACATTCCGAACAAGATATAAAAGCAAACAGCCGAGCCACGTTCGATAATGCGTGGTCTTGGTTTCAAACAGGTCCGTTACAGCGTTTGATGCCTAACGGCGCGATTATTGTAATTATGACCCGGTGGTCTTTGGTTGACCTAACTGGGCGGCTTGTAGATTTCAACATAAAGAATCCTGAGTCGGATCAATGGGAGGTAGTAGAGCTGCCTGCCATCCTACCGTCTGGCAAGTCGCTTTGGCCTGAGCAGTGGCCCATAGACTTGTTAGAGGCGAAGAAACTACAGATGGACCCCCGGTACTGGAACGCCCAGTACATGCAGCAGCCGACCTCAGATATAGCCGCTATGGTTAAACGTAGCGACTGGCAGATTTGGGAGCACGATGACCCACCCAAGTGTGAGTATTTAATTCAGAGCTGGGATACGGCGCATGAGACAAAGACTACAAGCGACTATAGCGCCTGTACAACATGGGGTGTTTGGTATAACGAGGAGGATGGGAACAGCCCAAACGTTATATTGTTAGATGCGTTTAAAGACCGCCTGACATTTCCAGAATTAAAAGCCACAGCGCTCAAGCACTATAAGGAGTGGGAGCCAGATGCGTGCATCGTGGAGAAAAAAGCTGCGGGAAGCCCGTTGATACAGGAGCTGCGCCGCATGGGGATACCCATACAAGAATTTACCCCATCCCGGGGGAATGACAAGATTGCCCGATTAAATGCCGTTTCTGACCTGTTTGCCTCAGGTAAAGTGTGGGCGCCAGATAGGCGTTGGGCTAAAGATGTGATCGAGGAGATTGCAGCGTTTCCGGTTGGCGAGCATGACGACTTTGTGGATACGACAACGCAGGCACTACTGCGGTACCGGCAGGGCGGGTTTGTTAATCTGGACAGCGACGAGCGGGATGAGTTAACTTATAAATACAGACGAAAGGCGGCGTACTACTGATGTTAAAGAATTTTTATTCTATTTATCCTGGAATTCTTCCGGCTGGGTTGTGCGATTACATAGTAAAAACAGCACCTTGGAGCAACCACTTTAAAGCAGAGTTGTCCGAAGACAACAAAGATATGTTTGTAGATAAAACGATACGGGAGACGGATGTGGTGTTTTTATCCCCCCTGTCTTTGATTGGATGTATTACTCAGTCGTACACGCGGGAAGCTAATAAATCAGCAGAATGGAACTTTGCATTAGATGGTTTTGAAGAAGTTCAAATGGGTAGATACTTGGAAGGTGGTCATTATGATTGGCATATTGACAGTTTTGTTCCCAACGAAGCCAAACAACAGCGTAAACTAACAGCTGTGGCGTTTTTAAGTAATCCCGACTCATATAAAGGCGGAGAGTTTGAATTAAAAGTTGCGCCGGATTTACCTAAAAAATTACCACAAGGGACCTTGCTTATTTTCCCTTCCGTACTAGAACATAGGGTAACTGCTGTAAAATCAGGCGAACGATATACGGCATCGTGCTGGGCTTTTGGTCCAGCGTTTAGATAGGACACATTATGGCAATTGATAAAGGTTTATACCAAACACCTAAAGGTATAGAAGAACTGGCTAAAGGCATTGAGCCAGACATCGAGATTGAAATTGAAGACCCTGAGGCGGTAAGCATTAAAGCTGGCGGTTTAGAGTTTAATATTGGCAAAGAAGAAGGCGTTGGCGGCAGCGAAGAATTTAATGCCAACCTCGTAGAAGAAATGGAAGCAGACGCTTTAGAGACGCTTGCCGAAGAACTATCTGGATCTATTGAAGATGACATCTCTTCCCGTAAAGACTGGGAGCAGATGTATAAAGACGGTATAACTTTGCTAGGACTAAAGTTCGAGGAAAGAACAGAGCCATGGGATGGTTCATGTGGTGTGTTCCACCCAATGATTACAGAAGCCGTTGTCCGCTTTCAGAGCGAGACAATTATGGAGACATTCCCTGCCAAGGGACCCGTGCGTACACAGATTATCGGTAAAGAAACCCGTGAGAAGAAAGAAGCGGCAACTCGTGTAGAAGATGACATGAACTACCAGCTCACGGAGAAAATGCCTGAGTTTAGAAACGAGCACGAGCGGATGTTGTGGAACTTGCCAAGCGCAGGTTCGGCGTTTAAGAAGGTGTACTATGATCCAAGTATAGGGCGTCAAGCATCTATATTTATTCCAGCAGAAGACATTATTCTTCCCTATGGAGCTAGCGAGATTGCGTCATGCCACCGTGTAACCCACCGCATGCGTAAGACTAAAAACGACCTGATTAAGTTAATGCACGCTGGGTTTTATGTAGAAACAGAACTAGGCGAGCCACAGAAGTTTAAGACAGAGATTCAGGAAAAGAAAGATAAAGAGACTGGATTTACGGCAACTTACGATGACCGCTTTGAGTTATATGAGATTCATGCCGATTTAGATTTGCCTGGATTTGAAGACGAAGATGACGGCGAACCTACTGGAATTGCGCTGCCATATGTCATCACAATGATTCGTGGAACAAACGAGATTTTGGCAATTCGTAGGAACTGGAGAGAAGATGATCCCCTGTGCATCAAGAGACAACACTTTGTCCATTACCAATACATTCCAGGCTATGGAGCATATGGCTTCGGCTTATTCCACCTTATTGGTGGATTTGCTAAATCTGCCACTTCTATTTTGCGTCAGCTTGTGGACGCCGGAACCTTATCCAATCTACCCGGAGGACTCAAATCACGCGGGTTAAGAATTAAGGGAGACGACACCCCGATTGCCCCCGGAGAGTTCCGTGATGTTGACGTTGGTTCTGGAAGTATAAGAGACAACATACTACCTTTACCCTATAAAGAACCAAGCGCAGTTTTAGCTGGGTTGATGGATAAGATCATTGATGAAGGGCGTCGTTTTGCAGCAACTTCGGATATGAAAGTAAGCGACATGAGCGCTAATGCTCCTGTGGGTACTACGCTAGCAATTTTGGAAAGAACCTTAAAGGTTATGTCTGCGGTGCAAGCTAGGGTACACTACGCACTAAGGCAGGAACTAAAACTCCTCGCAGGTATTATTCGAGATTACACCGAGGATGATTATGGGTACGAACCAGAAGAAGGAAGTCCAAGAGCAAAGAAAGCGGACTACAGTCTTGTGGAAGTGCTCCCTGTATCCGACCCCAACGCGGCAACCCTTTCACAGAGAGTGGTACAGTACCAGGCTGTTATCCAGCTGGCGCAATCCGCCCCCCAAATTTACAACCTCCCGCAGCTACACCGGCAGATGCTCGACGTGCTTGGAATTAAACACGCAGACAAACTGGTGCCGTTGGAGGAAGACCAAAAGCCAAGAGACCCCGTCACAGAAAATATGAATGTGCTTAAGGGTAAACCCGTAAAAGCGTTTATCTACCAAGATCACGAAGCACACATTAAAGTTCATCAGATGGCGGCGCAAGATCCGTTAGTACAGCAATTGATTGGTCAAAACCCACAGGCACAAACCATTCAAGCCGCCTTACAGGCGCATATTGCCGAGCACGTTGGATACGCATACCGCCAGAAGATGGAGCAGGCTTTGGGTGCACCGTTACCAAATCCAGAAAAAGACATTCCAGAAGACATGGAAGTCCAGCTCTCGCAAATGGTTGCGCAAGCAGCACCTATGGTATTGGCACAAAGTCAAGCGTATATGGCAAATCAGCAAGCTCAGCAGAACGCCAAAGACCCAGTATTGCAGGCTCAGTTGTTAGATCAACAGATTAAACAAGGTGACTTACAACGTAAAGCATTGAAAGATAAAGCAGATATTGAGCTAAAGACTAAGGAACTCCAGATTAAAGAACAAGAAGTTCGGGCTAATAGCTTAGACAAAGCTGCCAAAGTAATGATTGAACAAGGCAATATTGCTGCATCGCAAAAGAAACAAGCGGCAGATATTTTGTTGGAAGTTAATCGTCAAAGAAAGGAAACAAACACTAAATGATGGACCTACTTACGGCTGATTTCATAGCCGCGCTCCGGGATAAGATCCGGCAAGATATGAATAACTACGCTGACGATGTGGCAACCGGTCAGTGCGCAGATCATGCAGCATACAAAGAGCTTTGTGGGGTAATTCGAGGCCTAGCCCTAGCAGAGCGCCATTTATTTGACCTCGCAGATTTAATGAAAGAAGACAACGATGAGTGATACCATCGCACTACCGCCAGAGGGGTTACTCCTTCCGCCGGGCGTAGTACCTAAAAAACAAGAAGCACCTACGGAAGCAGAGTTGGCTACCATGGACGCTATCGAAAAAGCATCGCAAATACCTACTCCTTCAGGGCATAAGATTCTCTGCGCTTTGATTGACGTAGATGATAAGTTTGAAAGTGGGATTTTAAAATCCGACGAAACAAAGAAGGTTGAGGAATTAACTTCCCCGGTCTTATTTGTTATCAAATTGGGTGTATCTGCCTATAAAGACACAGACAGATTCCCTGATGGACCTTGGTGTAAGGAGGGTGATTTTGTTTTAACCCGCCCATATACCGGGACTCGTATCAACATTCACGGTAAGGAATTTCGCATTATTAACGACGATCAAGTCGATGGTACTGTGCTTGACCCCCGTGGTATTTCGCGTGTTTAAAAGGAGCGACTATGGCAGAGCAATTTACGTTCCCCGATGAGTCTAAAGACTTCAAAGAGGAAGAATTTAAAGAGGAGTTAGATGTAACAACGGAAGGCGATGAGCCAGAACTTGTTATTGAAGACGATACCCCAGAACCCGATAGGAGAGCGCAACCGTTAAATCGTGAGGTGGAAGACCCATCTGACGAGGAAATTGAAGGCTATACCAAAGGGGTTCAAGGCAGAATTAAAGAACTAACCCATGCCCGGCATGACGAGCGTAGAGCAAAAGAAGCAGCCCTGCGCGAACGGGAAGAAGCCATAAAACTAGCACAGCAGGTATTGGAAGAGAATAAAAAACTCAAGCAATACGTGCAGACTGGTGAGACAACTTACCAAGAAATGATGCAGTCTAAGGCTGAAGCCGACCTGGCTATGGCTCGTGAAAAGTATAAGAAAGCATCTGAGGAATTTGATGCCGACGCCCTACTTGAAGCGCAAGAAGCATTAACTGAAGCAAAAATGAAGATTGAGGCGGCAAAGAATTTTAAGCCTACCTCTTTACAAACTTCAGAAAATGATGTACAAATACAAACATCGGCACAAGACGTCCCCAAACCCGACGAAAAGACCCTGCGCTGGCAGGCAAAAAACCAGTGGTTCGGAACACCGGGGTACGAAGAAATGACAGCGTTCGCTCTTGGGCTGCACCAAAAGCTTGTCTCAACGGGTTATGACCCGCGTAGTGATGAATATTTCGAGCGCATTGACGCCCGCATGAAGTCTGTGTTTCCTGAAGTTTTTCCTCAGGAGCAAGAGACTAAAAAACCTAGCGAGCCTACTAGAAAGCCTGCAACAGTGGTGGCATCTGCATCCCGTTCTACGGGAGCAAAGAAAACCGTCAAGCTAACAACAACGCAAGCTGCGTTGGCGGACAAACTTGGTATCCCTCGTGAACTATATGCTCAGGAATTTTTAAAACAGGAGGCCCGTAATGGCTAATAATCGTACCCCTCGTGAATTGGACTCACGCGAAAAAAGTTCAACCCGTGCTGTTTACCAGCCAGCTGCAACACTACCAACCCCAACCCCGCAAGACGGGTATAAGTTTAGGTGGGTAGCAACTGCTGTATTAGGGCAGGATATTCCTACCAACGTTTCTCAAAAGAGACGTGATGGGTGGGAACCCGTCAAAGCGGAGGATCATCCTGAGTTAATGCTGCAAGGTAATGCTAGTGGCAACGTCGAAGTCGGTGGGTTAATGTTGTGCAAGATCCCTACCGAACGCGCGGAAGCACGGAATGAGTATTATGAAAAACAAGCACAAGACCAAATGAATTCGGTTGATAACCATTTCATGCGGAATAACGATGCCCGTATGCCATTATTTTCTGAGCGTAAAACCTCGGTTAGTAAAGGAGGCGGGTTTGGTAACGGAATTAAATAATTAATTAATTTAACTTAGGAGTTTAATATGGCTTATCCCACTGTAGATAAACCGTACGGACTAAAACCAGTCAATTTGATTGGTGGTCAGGTCTTTGCGGGAGCAACCCGTCAGATGGAAATTGCAAGTGGCTATGCTACTAGTATTTTTTATGGCGATTTAGTAAAACGTATTTCTGATGGAACGATTGAAAAAGATACTGGCACAACTACAGCTACGCCTTGCGGTGTATTTTTAGGTGTAAGTTTTACTAACCAGTCAACTGGTCAAGTACAGCAACAACAGTATTATCCAGCCAGCCAAGCAATTGCTTCGGGAAGTAAAATTTTCGCTGTAGTTGCAGA